CCAGTTCGGCAAGTTCGGCGAGACGGTTGTCGGCCAGCAGGTCGGCGAGTTCCTCCGCCTCGCTGGCGTAGTCCTGTTCATCGACGGGCACGACCTCGCAGCCGATCAAGAGCGCGGCCTCCAGCCGGCCATGGCCGCGAACGAGCAGGCCGCTGCGCTTCGAGATGGTGATGGGATTGCGCCAGCCCTGCTCCTGGATGATCGAGGCGAGGAGCTGGATTTGATGGGCGCTGTGCCGGTTGGGATTGGCCGGATTAGGCTTCAGCGTGTTGGGGTCCACCAGACGGGTGTGGGCGCAGTAAATGGGAATGCTCACACCCGCGAACAGGTGTCAACGCGGTTGACGTCGAACTACCTCTATGCGTGACTTGCGTATGCCCATGAAACTTCCCAAAGGGGTGACACCCCGCAAATTCGCCCGCGCCCTCCAGGCATGGCGCGAGCGCAAGCGGTTCAGCCAGAAGGACGCGGCGGAGTTTCTCGGCATCAGCAAGCGCACGTTGGAGAACTGGGAGCAGGAGCGGGCCACGCCAAGAAGTTATGCGGTGGTGGCGCTGATGAAGCTCGTAGGAGTAACGTCCGCAAAAGCCAAATGATGACGCGTCTGTCGATTCCTGTAGGAAGACTGGGCTGGGGCACCGACTGGCATCTGAACTTTCTGAAACCCGCTGAACGCCAGGCTTTCATTGAGCGTGTCGCCGCCATGGAGGCGGATGCCTTGGCCATCTCAGGAGACATCTCCGATGGCGGCAATCTCGAGCAGGATCTTCAACGCATCGGCAGCACCATCACCAAACCTGTTTTCGTCCTGCTGGGCAATCATGACCGCTACCACTCGTCATTCTCAGCTACCGAACAAACGATGCAGCGCGTCTCTGCGATCTACCCGCATCTGCATCGGCTAACCGGCGGGGAGTTGATCGAGCTGAGTCCAGCCACGGCGCTTCTGGGTGTGGATGGGTGGGCTGATGGCACCGCTGGTGCAGGTTCTGCCTCCGGGGTGGAACTCAATGATTCCCGCCTCATTCGTGATCTGGCGGTGCTGTCGCGCCCAAAGCGCTGGCTAAAGATGCGCGAGCTGGCAGATGATTTTGCAGATGCTTGCGCACCAACTTTGAATGCAGCGATGGCGGGCTATCCGAACGTGATCGTATTGACCCACGTGCCACCATTGCCCGAGGCAACGTGGCATGAAGGCAAGCAGTCAGATGCGGATTTTCTTCCACACTTTTGCAATCCTACATTGGGCAGAATCTTGCGCGATGGCTGCATCGAATACCCGAACACGAAGCTCACTGTATTCTGTGGTCATACCCACGGAGAGGGCGTGCATCGCGAAGGCAACCTGACGGTTTTCACCGGCGGCGCAGAGTATTTCAAGCCAAGGATTGATCGTGTAATTGAGGTCGACTGAGTTGACTCCGCAATCAGCGGAGCCATGGAATCCTCGCTCCCGCCCGATCTCGCCCGCAAGCTCCTCAACAAAGATCTCGCCAACCTCGTCCACCGCGTTCACAAGGGCGTCAAGCTGACCCGCGCGGAGCGCACCATGCTGCAAAACCTCGCCACCAGCACGGCGGGCGGAAGCGGACCGGCCTTTGCGCGCAACTTCGTCGAACTGGCCGAACTTCTTGGCACCACCCGCCAGTCGATCACCGCCTGGAAGAAGCGCAAGGACGCCCCGCAACCGGCCCCCAACGGCCTGCACGACGTCAACGCCTGGCGCGAGTTCATGAAGCGCCACGACCTGAAGGGGGCTGAGAGCGGCAGCGATTTCGACACCGCGCTGCGTGCCCGCAAGCTGCTCGCCGAGGTGGAGGAGCGCGAGTTGAAGGTGGCCCTGCGCAAAAGCCTTTATGTGTCGGTGGAGAACGTGCGCCAGGAGTGGACGCGTGTGGCCGGACGCGTCACCAGCTTGTTGCGCAACAAGTTTGAAAACGAGCTGCCTCCCATCTGCTCCGGGCTTGACGCCACCGGCATCCAGGAGGAGAACCGCAAGGCCATCGACGAGGTGCTCACCCTTTTGAGCCAGGGGCATGGATGAGTTTCAAATACTCGCCGAGATCGGATGCTCCATCTGGCGTCCGCCTGACCGCCGTCCACCCTGGGCCTGGGCGGAGGAGCACATTCATTCCATCCCCTACTCGCCGGTGCCCGGACGGTTCCGTGCGGACAACTCGCCCTGGCTCAAGGAGCCGTTGGAGGCGCTGGTCGATCCCAAGGCGCGGATCGTTTTCATCATCGCGGCGATCCAGTCCTCAAAGACAACCATCGGCGAGATCGGCCTCTGCTACATCATCGCCAATCTGCCCGGCCCGGCGCTGTGGCTCGATCAGACCGATGACGATGCACGCGACCAGGCAGAAAGCCGGCTTGGACGCATCTTTGATGAATGTCCCTCCGTGCAGGCGCTCTATCCGCGCGACCGCCACAAGCTCAAGACAACGACGAAGCACTTCTCCAGCGGCATGACGCTCTGGGTGCTCGGCGCTCACAACAAGACCAACCTGCAACGGCGTTCCATCCGCTGGCTCATTTGTGATGAGACGTGGAGGTACCCGCCAGGTCACATGGCGGAGGCCGAGGCGCGTGTCACCGCCTTCGGGTGGCTGGGCAAGTGCCTGTTCATGTCCCAGGGCGGCGAGGAGAACGACGACACGCACCGCAAGTTTGAAACCACCGACATGCGCGAATGGACCTTCGCGTGCCCGCACTGCAACCTGCGCCAGCCCTTCAAGTGGGAGAACGTTGAGTGGAGCAAGGACGCCCGCGATGAGGAGGGCGAATGGAACTTCGCCCGCGTGCGCGAAACCACCTCCCTCACCTGCGAGGGCTGCGGCCATGCGTTTGATGACAGCGACCGCACGCGGCGGCAGCTCAACGTGACCGGCAGGTATGTCGCCACCAATCCAAATGCCTCGCACGAGAACGTTGGGTTCCATTGGAATGCGCTCTGCGCGATGAGCTGGGGCAGGCTCGCTGAGTTGTATCTGCGCGCCAAGGCGGCGGCCAAGCAGGGCGATCTCGAACCACTGCGGCAGTTTTACCAGAAGCGCCTCGCGCTGCCCTGGCGTGACTACCTGGAGGACTTCAAGCTGGAGATCACGCCCAGCGGCTACCGGCTCGGCGAGACGTGGGACGATGAAGCCGCCGTGAGCAAGCACGGCAAGTTCCTCACGCCGCCCTTCGATCCGGCCCAGGCGGCGGCACCGCTGCGCTTCATGACGGTGGACTGCCAGATGGACCACTTCTTTGTGATCGTGCGCGGCTGGTCGCTCGATGGTTCATCGCGCCTGGTGTGGCGCGAGCGCGTGCCCACATGGGACGAGGTGCTCAGTCTGCAGGAGCGGTTCACCATCCACGCCAACCTCGTGTTCGTCGATGCCGGTCACGCCACCTATGACGTGTATCGCGAGTGCGCCAAGCATGGCTGGGTGGCGCTCATGGGTGACAAGCGCGCCACCTATGTGCACCGCACCAAGGGCGGGCGCAGCATCCACCGGTTCTACTCACCGCGCCGCAAGGTCGTGCTGGGACGCGGACAGAGCTGCTCGGTGTTTTATTGGTCCAATCTGAACATCAAGGACATGCTCGCCCGGCTGCGCCGAAACCAGGATCCCGAGCGCGGCGCCACCTGGGAAATCGCCGAGGACTCTGGCGACGAGTACCTCGCGCAGATGGAAAGCGAGCAGCGCGTGCGCAAAGGCGGCAAGTGGTTGTGGGAACGGATCGGCAAGCGGCCCAATCATTACTGGGACTGCGAGGCCATGCAGGTGGCCGCGGCGGTGATGCTCAAGCTCGTGGGCCAGGAATCCGTCAAAACAGGCGAGGCCCAGGAAGCGGAGCCTGAGAACGAAGCTCTCGCAAATTGACATGGCCGCCGGTGGCATGAACCCACCCCAAACTCTCCAAGGCAAGCTCACCTACGCAGGCATTCTCATCTCGGCCATCGGTGCCATCGGCCGGATCTTCGGTCTGCATCTGCCCACCACCGAAGCGCAGGGCATGGTGGACATGGTGGCCGCCAACTGGGACACGCTCGCGCAGTTCGGCGGTCTCGCCACCGCCGCCTACGGCCGCCTGCGCATCAACTGGAGGAAGCCATGAGCCCGGAAGCTCTCTCCAGCGCGATCATTCGCCAGGCAGGCCGGTTCACCGGTCTGCGAGAAGTGAAGCCAAACACCGAATGGGACAACCCGGCCACTCCCGGACCCGACCGTGGGCTCGTTGATGAGCTGCGCTCCTTAATGCGTCCATCACCCTGGCAGGAAGAGTGGGCCTACTGCGCTGCGTTTTGCGAAGGCATCGTGCTCGCCGCCTTGCGTTCACTGGCAGCCACACCCGCTCAGATCAAACGCTGGCAGCAGACGATGACACCGCACTGCGTCACCAGCGCGGGCAACTTCCGCAAGCTGGGGCTGCTTTCGGTCAACGCTGAGTCCGGTTCCATCTGGCTCGCGCGTCATGGCCGCACCAGCAAGGGCCATGCCGGCATCGTGACCGCCGTGCGTGGCGTAAGCATGGCCACCATCGAGGGCAACACCTCGCTTGATCCATCCTCATCCGAAAAAGAACGCGAGGGCGACTGGATCACCACGCGCATCCGCTTCCTCAAGGGCGGCGGCACGCTCAGCACGCTG